TCAAAGAGTTGGTGGAGGAAATAGAGTTCCAGCCCAATGGACAATGTACAGAGCAAGTAGACAAGAACTAGGCGCCAGTCCCGCGGCTGGAACAAGCCGAATAAAAACTTTTTCGGACTTTATTTCCGATAAATAACAAAAAATAATTAACTAAAAATGATTAAATCTTTTCAAACCTATTTTGGCCTAACCGAGGACGCGGCGACTGATTTGGTAACTTTAAATACCCAAGAGGCAGTTGCAATGAAGAAGGTAGATGACGCCCAGAAGGAGCTTGATGCAATTCGTTTAAAAATTGCTGACACCAATAGGATTGCAGGAGAAGAGGCCAAAAAGAAAGCGCAGGCGGACCAAGCAGCAGCTGCGATGGCACCAATTTCCTAATTAAAATAACTCACCCCGTGTGACTAGACAAGAATTAATATCAGATATTATTGATGAAGTAACCTTTTCGGGGGCGCTTCCTTATCGGCTGCCAACCAAAGAGGTTGAACGGGTTATCAAGAATGCTGAAAATTTCTTTTATGATAACTGGCACTATGCTCTATCTAAAGCATATTTACAGATCCCAGTCGAAGTTTTTAGTGCGGCTCAATTCAAAGAGAGTCGTACTATCACTCTACCCGATTGTGTTCAATTTGTACACAAAGCGGTTGAACCTACTGGGGCATCAGTATTTTCAACGATGGATCGTGATTTTGGTGAAAATAAATTTATTGGAGCCGAAGTTTACCTAACCCCTTTTATTGGAGAGTCCTTAATGTACAGAACCGTAATGTTTTCATTCTTGGATTTGACCCGAGCATTTTTACTAGATACTATCACTTACGACTATAATAAAAATACAAAGCAGATAACTATATTAGGCCGAACTCCAAAAAGAGGAGCCGTATTAGAGGTTGCCAAAAAAATAGATGAGTCCAATCTTTACGAAGACGAAATGTTTCAGAGATACTGTAGAGCAAAATCAAAACAAAGACTTGGTGAAATGCTTACAACATTTGATTATGTTCTCCCAGGCGACGTTAAAATAAGTTATACTAATCTTGTCACAAAGGCTGATGCTGAACTGACTGCTGTACTGGATGCATTTAAAACTGAAAACCCTGCAGGTTGGATGTACACAATGAGATTTTAATTATGATTAGAGATATTTACCTAAAACATATTAATGACCCTGGATATAATCAAGATTCAATTATGGAGTCTCAAGAATTTGAAGTACTACTATCTCAAATTAAAATGACACTGTTAACTCCAAATCGTTCAGTATTAGGCTTTTCAGAGTATGGAGTCGATGAAGAAAGCATCCTATTTAATTTTTCAGATTCAGTTGATTTAGAATCTCTGGAAGCATCTTTAAGATTTCAGCTAAAAAAATATTGCACTTTACTCAGGAATAGAGATTGGGACGTTTCTGCAGTTATTGTACCGGATAGTATTGATCAGCACAGAGATACTATTCATGCAGTATTAACAGTTGACAAAACTGTAACCTTTGTTATAGCATACGATTAATTAATGATATGTATAAAAAACAAAAGCCGCAAAGCGGCTTTTTTTATGAAGTTTAAATAGTATTAAAGTGCTCCGGGTGCGCCAAGTTCAGTTGCAGTTTCTTTACCTGCCGCTGCCTCAGCTCCTGCTCCTCCTTCTGGTGCAGTACCGGGCTCAACGGCCGCGCCACCTGCTGCAGCCTCCACAGCTTCACCCTCAGCAGAAGGCGCCTGATTCATATAGTCTTTATTCTTTTGAAGATCCTCATCACTTATACGAAGATATTCTTTAACCAAGTACTCGGTTGAGAAGTAAGGTTTACCCTCATCATCAACAACCCCTTTAAGGGCATTAAGAGTAGCAAGGCGCTTATTCAGAAGATCCTGTTGTTTGATTTCTTCAAACACGTTATCATCATGCCAGTTAACACCAATTGCATTTTTAAATCGGTAATCGTCTTTTAGGTCTTTAAAATCAAGACACATTTGAAGGTATATTGGCTTGGTTAATAATTCTTTAAAGGCTGAGCGAAGACGTGTTACAAATTTATTATAACGAATTTCTTCACGACGGATACCTTCAGCATTCATTGTATATTGACCGGCACCATTTGCAGAATCCCATCTTGAATATGGAATCTTAGAGTCCATCTTTAGTTTATCTTTAAAATAATTAAGAAGTTCGGAACCTGACATATTTGGCCCAGCATATTCAAGAGGAGCAATGTCAATTGATTGGTTTTGGTCATTAATTGGGAGAATGTAATTCTTATAGAAGAGAAGATTGGGTCGACCGTCTACTTGAATTTCTCCAGTATTTGTATCAAAGAAAATATCCTCCTTTAATTGATTTGCAAATTCTCTAACGTCCTCCTTTGCTTTATTTAGGGACTTACTTCCAATTGGAACCTTAGTTGTTAACCGAATGGGGGCATTCATCGTATGCCAAATAACTTTAGAGTGTTCGATTACACGCATTAAGTTAAATGATCTAACCATTCTTTCAACAAATGAAATACGTTTTGTTCTAAAATGATTTGAATATGATAAGTAGATAACTTGAGAATCGGTTAGGGTTCTTATTCTAGAGTCGCCGGCAACCTTTTGGGCCCACTCTAAAACGATTTTACCGACTGCATCTTTTTTAATTTGTGGATAGAGGGTAGAAGGATCGATCTCTTTAAATCCAATAATTTCTCTTGGATTTTGTAGATCATCATATAAAATTTCAAAGGCGAGGTGGCCTTCAATTAACCACTGAAAAAAATACTGCCATGCTGAAATTCCCTCATTGAAACCCCAAGCATTATAAACCTTTTCAAAGTTTTCATTATACTTATCGATAACCTTTTCCTGATATTTAAGGCGCTGTTCTTTGTTTTTGCCTTTATACAGCATTTCTCCGACAAGGTCATTTGGATAGACAAATCTATTATCCTCGTCAAATACAATTGCATCATCGGTTATTGATTCAATTACAAATTCTATTTCCCCGTTTGAGGCTAGATCTCTAAGCCTTTCACGTTTTGTTGCGTAGTCTAATTGAAAAAAGGCGATTGCTTTGGTTCTAAGCGCAGAGGTTGTATCTGTAATGGCCATTGTTGCACGGGCCAAAGAATCTTGGGTTCCGCCAAGTACATTACCCCTGGCCTGCATGAGCTGGCTTTCAATAAAACCTATCGATTGTGAATTCTTAATTAAAAGATCTTCGTACTTCATACCGACTCTGCTTAAATCAGATAGTCTTGATTTAAGTCCGCCTAAGCCGATATTGTCTAGAAATCCTGCCATAGTTATGCGTTAAATTGTGATATTACTGAATCCATGCTTAAGGATCTGGTCTGGATGCCGTCAAAGATATTTGTTTGAGCTACCCTGGGCACCAGATGAAATGGAATAAGCTTTGGATTTATAATAGTCGCTTTTTGATATTTATTTACTGCATAACGGATGTTAAATCGGTCTCCGCTCGCGTTTTGAAAAAATTCAACCAGGGCAAATGGATTTGCATTAAATCCTATTAAAGGAGCATATTCCGGAAGCTCATACAGTCTTCTGGTATCTCCAATAAACTCCCCTTTATCATTATATGATTTACTTATGATATTATTAAATGCCTGCCAAAGTATGTTCAGGATGATCTGGGTAGCCCCGATCGACATTATTTTAAGATTTAATATAACTACGCCATCTATCTCATTAGCTAAGCAGATGCCGATAGGCCGCTGGTCGTAATAGGGTCTTTTAATTGGGTATTTTGCAAGTTCTTTGGGGTCTCCATATTGATCTGGAGTTGGAATAAGCGAATCATCTACTGGTTGAGAAAAAAAGGTGTAGACGTGCCCTGGTATAAAAATGGATTCGGGTAAAGGGGCAAGATCTCCAAAAAATGGATCTTCCAGTCTTTCGCCTTTATTTGTAAAGTCATCTATTTGATCGTTAAATGTTGGCTTGATCATCTCTATATTTTACAAACTTTTAAATAAGAAGTTTTCGGTAATAATTCCAAACTTTATCCCTTTTTGTGCAGCATAGTCACGGGCTGCTTCAAATTTAGCCTGGTTCATAATAAACTGCTTTGCAGCATAGACATAATTTGCAGTCTTTTTATCAGTCAGCCGCTTTGGTTTAGTTGGAGGGGCAACATACTTATTAGGTTTGATCTCAATTAGCCAATTTTCCTCGCTACCATCAGGGTTTCCTATTTTAACAAAGAAGTCAATATAGTAGACATGGCCCCTCTTATCTAGAGGACTGTAATATGGAATTCCGATCGGCTCCGACGAATATTTAACGACAGATGGACTAGAGTCAAGCCACTTTAAAAATTTAAATTCCCAGCTTGATCTATAAATAATTTGACCCGGATTCCCCATATATTTTTCTGGATTTTGTGGTCTAAAATAACCCTGCTTAACTAAACCTCCAAGTCTGGGCTTAAGAAAAGATTTGATATTACGATTTTGGTTTTTACCTATCATGTTATTATTTATAGATAGGCGATATCGTATACTGAGCTGCTAAAGTACTTACCGATTAGTGATTGAAATTGATCGAGTGTAATAGATGGATCTTGTGTATTTAAAAATAAAAAAAGATCATTAATATCTTTGATTTTAGAAATCTTGATAATTTGGGTTGGATAGTTCTTTTTTAATTCATTAATGAGAGCATTCCATAAAAATACAGAATAGCCGTCCTTAATAAAACCTAGCATTGAATCCTTGCCCGCCTTATCCCTATCAAAGATAATTTTAATGTCCACTGCTCCCATTGCCTTTAGGATAGATTTTGCTTTGGAAACTCCTGAAGTGGCAAGCCCATTCTTTAAAAACATCGAGTCGATTTGACCTTCAGTTACCATTAGTGGCTGGGTAAAATCAACGTTAAGAATATTAAAATAGTTATTTAGATAGTTGGCATCGTCAATAATTTCAGGGGTGTCACTGTTTGAAAAAATCTTTGAAACCTCATTGTAGGACTTGATTAGATATTTTCGATCAGTAAATGGATCTAGGCTTCTGGTTGCAAGTCCTAAAACTTTACCAGACCGATGATCAAAGTTAAAAATATAAACCTTGTTGTCCATTGCATCAGCATACATAATGTCTCCAAAGTTTTTAACTTTGGTTAAACCTCTAGCTTGGGCAAATCTAAATGCCGCCGATTTTTCTGAAATTTGATCTAGCCGCTTTAGCGAAAAGCGATTAATCACATCTGTGATTGAAATCATGCCCTTTCGATTAGACGTCAAGAAACGAACAAGGTGGTTTTCTGTAGTCTTTTTATAATTGACTTCCAGATCGGTCTCTTCTAAAAATAACGAAGAGATAATGCCATACTGATTACTTAGACTTGCAACAAATTCACCAAGACTCATCCACGCCATGCACCCATCGTTAAAACACTTATAGGTATTAGTCTCCATATAGAGGTGGCCCCTTTTCTTTGATGCCTTAACTTTGGAGTCTCCACAAAATGGACAGGCAAAATTTAATTTGTTTTCGCTCTCTTCAATAATCTGTTTATCATGGATGCCAGGAAACCTGGCAAGCAAGACACTCTTAACAAACTTGGAAACTTCGTTTATGTCCATCTATTAATCTTCTACCTCCTCCAACTCGTCTTCTTCAACTACAACGGCTTTGGAAGTTTTCTTTTTCTTGATTTTATCAATATATTTGGCAAGTTCGGCATCTGGCACAACTACCGTATTTAAACCGTACTTTGAAACAATATTTAAGTATTGTGGCATCAATTGAGGCGGCACAGCTAATTCGGGATTTGCAATAAATTCCTGAAGAGACTCTGGCACAAGGGTATTTTCAAAAGTTTCTGAATCAACAATATGGATTGGAAAATCTTGAGCGGCTTGACCCTTTTTCGGTTTGTGTTTAACTACTTCGATTGCACGTCTTAGTTGAAGATTAATTTGAGGCAATCCCATTGCAAGAAGCAGCTTGTTTAGGGGTTCGCAAATTAACCTAAAGAATTGTTGATCTTTGTCCATTGGAATTGCAAATTCTGAAGGATAAACCCCTGGAGAAAATGCAAAAATATCGAAATCGTACTGGTTTTGAGTAGCGTAGTAAAATTTAACCTTACCGCTTACTACTCGATTGTATTTTTTATTACCGGTTTCTTTTAATAAGAAATTATGATAAGCGGCCGCTCTTGTATAAATCGGAGCGCCTTTATCTAAACGAAGAGGTGATTCACTTTTAACGTATTTGTCATAGGTGCGAACTGAGAATGAAAAACTAATATCATCGGGCGTAAGGGATTCCATTTCGGCTCTTAGCACCTGTAGTTTTGGAATTAATTCACCTTCAAGATCTAGCGCATAACCTCGATCTAAAAAGAAATCATATAATTTTTCAAGGTGATTTCTTGCCCAAATTGGATAAGATGATTGGACCTTTTCAAGACCCTTTACGACTTGATTTTCACGTTCAGCTAATTCTTCAGCTGGATTATCTTCATAACTAACCTTAAGTACATACTTTTTCTTAGCACACCAAATTGCAGCCCTTGATAAATTTTCTAGTTCAAAATCTTGGCGATTATTGGTGTTAAATGCAGACGCATACTTTTGAAATGCAGCTTTGAAGTAGTCTTTAAGGCGCTCGCGATTAATTGCTAAGCAAAATTTAAGAGCATCGTTATCATTTAGATTAAGACCTTCAATTGACTTAATTGCTGGGTGAAAACACACATAGCAAGAATCAGTATCTGTATAAATTGCCGAATCTTCTTCGATTTTATTAATCTTAAGCTGCGAGATACCCAATTTTTCATGAAGTTCAGTGTCAATGTGCCACTTTTCTCTAAAATAGTGATTTATTGCCTTAATTGAAAATTTAATTAGGTCTTGGCCTTGTAGTGTGATTGATTGAGCAATATCTGTATCGTGAAAATAGAAATATTTGTTACCAAACGCACCGTAAAACGAATTAATCAAGATTTTGAGTGCATTTTGTTCAAGATTAAGCCGCTTGATTTCTTTGTCGAGCTGTTGTTTAGTTTGCATACATAAGTGTTTTACTTGCTAGCTGTTCTTGGTTTACGGTAATAGTATAATACTAATAAATAATAAAAATTAGCAATGCAAGTGGTGGCCCAAGACCGAACCTTATCAAAAGTTTACTCAAATTATCCATTTTTAAGAAATTTTCCTTTCCAGGACTTTCACATTGAAGCCGAGGAGGTAAAAAGCCCCCAAGTTGAGGATGGGGAGTACATTACGGTGCCGACTTCTGTCACAAATCCGTTTATTATTAATTTTATCTACACTCGGGACAAACAGCGGACTGCAATTTCAGTTTTTGACAGAGAGCTTGCCTGGTTAAGCTCCAGAGCAGAGACAATTAGCCAATTGGACGATATTGCTCATATCATTAGTGAAGGCCTGAACTCAGGTGACATTATTAAAAAACGGGATGCTGTCCTTGTTGTTGAACACTGGCTCAAAAAGATCGCTGACGACCGCGCAACCTTAAATTATAGTACATTTAATGACATTTTAACGCGCCTAATAGGCATCACGCAACTCAAAGAGACGGTTCAGTTGATAAATAATATTAACAAGTTGTCCTTGGGAGCAAATGTAATAAAAATGGATAAAAAACAGTACGACATTATTATGACATATTACGATTTCCAGATGATTTATTGCAAGCTTGTCCTTGGATTAATCATTGCTGCAAAAATATCGATATAAAATGTCTCAAATCGACAAATTGTCAAGGCAAAGTGCTTCGGTTAATAAGCGATCTCCTCAATTAAATAAGCAAAATTATCAAAAAATTTGTGAAATCAGAGATAGGGTGACAGAGATTGCTGCCAAGATTCAACAGAGGCCCCAAGCAGATAGCATATTGTTATCTAAACTAAATGCAAAAGCACAGCCCGGATCATAATAATTACTGTAGGTATTACAGATGTGATTAATTGCTAAATCAAGAACTAATGAAGCATATTAAATTATTTGAAAATTTTAGTAGAGACTATCCAAAGCAGAATAATAATTCTCTAACTGCCTTTTATTCAGGTAAGATGTCATCATTTAACCTCGAAAAAAGGGTATTGGACGCATTGGACGCGCTTGAGCGCCAAGTCGATTCAACATTTTCAGATAATTGGAATTTAAATAGAGGTCAAAGTTACGGTAGATATAACGGAGACTACTTTGCACTAAATGTAAAAGTTCACGTTTGGCCATCAGTCGAAAAAGTAAAAGCTTTAACCGGTGTTGGCCTTGATGATGAGAGACTTAGTGATATTTGGTATAGATGGTTACAAGATCAAGCCGAAATGTTTGAAGAGGATATTAAAGAGTCTTATCGCTGGGTTGATAATATTTCATGGGGTGGAAACAGCGGCGGCTGGATTCATATCTATCCAGACAATGGCGCGGACCAATTATTAGAAAAAGCAGAAGAAGAGATTCAGGATTATTTAGACACTAGAGAAGAATTTGATGAAGAAGACTTGGCGGAGATTGGCAAAGCAATTGATAATCCAGAGTGGCAGCGACTTTCTGATTTAGGTTTAGTTGAAGACGAAGAATCTGTTACTGTCATTGTTAATAAGTTAAGGAGCGTAACCGAGTGGTTAGATGCAGAAATTAGAAATCTTATACAAATTGAGGAGGATCTTAGAGCTATTCAAAGACAACACCGTGAATTTGTAAAAAATGCTGAAAAGTATTTTCTAGATTTTATTCAGGAAGAGGTTTCGGATGGTCACCTCTCTGAGAACCATTCATCATTTGTTATTAAAACTGAAGGAGATGCTAATTCTGAATCAGGCATTAGGATTGCACTAAGTAATGGCGATAAAGAAGCAGGGGTAGTTGGAATAATAAATTTGGATAATTCAAATTCAAATGATTTTGATCCAGATCTGGTTGATTTTTTAAATAGAGACGCTGGGCCTTTTACTAATGATAATACATATTATCTCCACAGCATGGGAGTTGAACCTGAATATAGAGGTCAGGGTTTAAGCAAGCAGCTACTACAAAAGTGTCATGAAATTGCAAAGGCTAATGGCATGTCCCATATTCTATTAATTACAAATTGTGATAATACGGTTGCTCAAAATCTATGTGCTGGATTTGGTTATAGGCCATGCGATTCAACTGGAATAAAAGATCTTTTAGTTAAGAATCTTGCTTAATAAATTTACTTAAATCATAAGTGTGTTTTGTGATAACCCACTTTTCTTTTTCATAAATTTTTTCTCTAACTTTACCGTGTTTTACAATATAACCATTTAGATCATCAATAAGATCGTAGATTGTTACTTTGTGTTTTCCAGCAAGCTTACGCATTCCTCTACCCACCGCCTGTCTAACCGTAATTTCAGATTTATAGCTTTCAGCAAAGATAATATTTTGTACGTTTTTTAGGTCAATTCCAGTTGCAAAGGTTGCATAGCTTGCAACAAGTGCCACATTAGACCCAGCCTCCATCGCCTCTTTGTATTCTGCCCGATCATCACCGCTTACTTCGCCGTCAATATAGAATGAATTGGGATTCCATTCGGTGATTTTTTCCTTAATGCGCTGGCCGTATTTGTCTTTTACATTAATAAAAAGAATAAGGGAGTTGCCGCCAAGTTTTTGAACAAGGGTTGAGATAAAATCTACTCGGGGTTCATACGAAATAATAAAATCCTTTTCCATTTGAAACATGTTTTTACCATAGTCTTCAATTCTGTGAAACTGGCTTTTACCGTGCTCCTGCATATATCGGTAGTTTTGAATAAACGGCTCGTTCTCTGGATATTTTAGCGAAAGCATTTTAATAAAAACATCAGGAGAGTGGTTGTTTTCAATTAAGAAACTTGATTTTAGGGTCATACTTAGCGGACCAATATATTCTTGAATTTTGTAGAAGTCTGAAAAATCCTCATCGACTTGAATTGTACCAGAGAGTCCTAATTTATATTCAACATTAGTTGAAGCTAAGAGAACATCCTTAATTGTGTCTCCCCTTGAAGTATGACACTCATCGACACAAAGTACAGTAAACTTCTTAAAGAAATCGCCATCCCGTTTGGCTAAACTTTGATAGGTTGAAATGACTAAATCGGCATCTTCAAATTTCTTATCAGAATATTTGTTTTTACCGCCAATTTCTAAAATATTCCAGTTAATTAGGCCGGTGTGATAGTCCTTTACAAATTTTTCAGCGGTTTGGCCAACTAGCGAAATATTAGGAACTACAATAAGGGCTTTTTTGTCCTTACCGTTAATGATGCCTTTGCGCTTTAAGAAACTTAAATATAGAAATAGGATAAGTGTTTTACCGGCAGAGGTGGCTAATTCTTGAGCACTAAATTTAAACTTAAGAGCCCGGTATGCGGCCTCCATTTGATAATCGTATGGCGTAAGATCAACCCCATCTAGGAGAACACTTGCAAATTTCTCTAATTGATCTTTGGTAAACTCCATATTAAGCAGAGCATCCAATCCTTCTAATTCAACTTCATGTCCATAGATTTGACCAAACTGCCGGATTTGATACCAAAGCCCAACCCCAATTCGGTTTTCTCTGTCAATAAATTTATTGTATCCGTCCCAAAGCCGCCGCTGAAATAACGGGCTAAAGTGATAGCCCTTTGCCCTCTTTTTAAAAAAGTTTTTTAGATCAACTAATTCTTTTTTAAGGTCGTTGTGTACTAATTGAAAATATCTTTTGTCTTGTGTTAACTTAAACTTTAACAAACTCATTTGGATGTTTTTATACACCCAGCATCTTTTCGATATCAAGTCTAGTTTTAATGCCGAAAAGAGCGGCGTCTACTGTCTTGATAGTGTCTAGATAAAATTGAGTTTGGCTTTCAATTTGTTCGATAGTTTCTTTGATATTAGACGTTTTTCCGTCGACAATAGTAGTCTTTTCGTTAGAATTGTATCTTAGCTGTGATGTTCTGGAGACGGCTTCCCACTCCTCTCCCTTTTGCTCGCGGTATTTCTTTTTATAACGGTTGTAGTGTTCAATAAGTGTATGGTTTTCTTCTAATAACCTTTGGCGAAGACTTAAAAAATAGACTTGGGCATCAGCTAAGCGTTTAATATTATTCATATAGCCGATCCCTTCCTGTACCTCTTCCGATACAGCTTTACGCTTGGCTGAAAATACTTCGGCCAAGCTTTTCTTTGCTTCTGGTGCAGGTTGTTCAAATTCCATACCTTCTTTTACTAGGGCTGGACTTAAGGTTTAGACAAATGTGTAGCAGGTACTTTCGACTTTAAAGTAATAGTTTTCAAATACTAGAGGATCTAGGCTTGTGTAGATATCTGTCCCAATAGAGTGGCGCTCGCCGTTTTTGTAATAAGATGAGATTTGGCCTGCATAGAGACAAATAATAGAATCAATATGATATTGCTTTAAGCAGCCTAGCATCATTTGTTTAAAGTTTGAATCTGACACCTCGGATCCAACATTTGTAACAAAAATGCTTGGATAGATTAATGGATAGCCTCCCATGTGATGGTTTGCCATAAAGGTTTGACGCACATAGGGCAGGGCTGCAAATTTGGAAAGATCTGTTAAAAACTGTCGATAAATCTTTGGATTACTAAAGGTAAAGATTGCAAAGGGCTGCTTTCTTTGTACGGTTTCCCGAATAAGATTAACCCGATTGCCTTCATATTCCCCTTTTATAAACTCTAAGTTCAACTTTAGTATAATATTATTTCAAAGTTATTTATTTGCATGGAGAAAATTTTAAACGTCGTCGATTTTGATGAGACCCTATTTAGGGTTCCGGGCTTTACCCACGCTGGGTCAGAATTTAAGAAACCCTATGCGTGGTTTGATAGCCCCAACTCCTTAAATACAAATTTGTATAGGCTGCAGCTTATCGAGACAGTTTTTAATCATCTCCATAAAGAAAATACAACAATTATTTTAAGTCATCGAGTTGAAGCAACACGAAAGGCACTGGAGGCAGTTTTATATAAGTTTGGTATTAGTAAGAGATTTGATAAAATTATCCTTGGCGAAAGGGATTTAGACAAGCCTCAAATTCTCCTTGAATATTTAGATGAAGTTGGGCCAAGTTTTGATAAGATTAGAATATTCGAGGACTCTCTGGTTCAGTTAGACAAATACATAAAAAATCCATATCTTTCCAAAGTTACTGATTCGGTTGAATACTGGTTTGTTGACAAAACTGAACTGCTCCAGCTTAATCAAAAAATTGGTATAATATCAAGAGAAAGACTACAACTTAAATACTCATGATTATTTTTATCGAGGGCACCAGGCACTCTGGCAAAACATATCTGCTAAATCAGCTAATTGAAAAGCACGGTGCCGATCTTAATCTTTTCTACTACAAATTTTATTTAGCCGATGAATATTCGGCAATTGTTAAAGACTGGGAAAAGTCTGCCCTGGGTATTCACTATTTTAGCATGGGTAATATTATGACTATTCTTGATCTGCACAAGCATTTTCCAGAAAAAATCTTTATATTTGATCGAGCCCATATTACGGCAGCCGCTTGGGCAACCCTATGGAATCGAATAGATTATGACCGGGCCAAGACCGAACTTTGTGGCCTAATCAGTCGCCCCGGCTATGAAAACTGCAAAACAGTTTTTATTGATGCGCTTGACGACCTTAAACAGGATCACGCTCGCAAAAAAGACCTTTGGGATGGATTAGTTTTGTCTAAAGACGAGCAAAGAATTATGCAACGGCTTATTGAAGATACCCCGTTTAGATTTAGAGATGAGCGGCTCGGCAATTCATTTGACCATTTTACTAATAATTTTGATCAAGAGTCGGTTGATGGGTTCTGCGGTTTAATTCAAAAGCTGGTTCGGGATAAATAATTAGAAATAGGCAACATCACATGACAAAACGTGTTATTGGAGATTTTAAACAATTTCTAAACGAGGCAGAAGAACCTAAAGAACTTAAAGGCTTACCCTTTAAAGAGCTAATGGAAATTTTAGCCAAACTGACTGACTTAACTTCTGATAATTTAGAAATCGGTACACCGGCAGATATTTACGGTCACTCGACTTCGTATAAAACAGATCTTTCTGATGTGCAGGCTAGATTGGCAGATATTGATCACTATTTTGCCTCAAAAATGAAGCAAGAGGTTAAATTCTATTGCTGGAACCTAAAATGGAAAGATTATTCTTCAGGCATAGCGCTGGAAAAGAAACTTCCAGAGGGAACAATTATTCCTTATCAAAATGTAAATCTTGCTAATTTAATTACCTATTTTGAAGAAAATCCAGAAGATGCTGGCCTCCTAAAAGGTCTCAATTTAAGCGTTTCTTCTAAGGCTGGCCAAGAGTTTGCTAAGGCAATGTCGTCAGGGGACCTGGGAAGTTTAGATTAAACAACAGTGTAAGATTTTATGGCAGGGCTAAACCACTTAAAAGATATTTACGAAAAAAAGGGCAAAGAATTTTTAGAGGCCTTACTTAACAAAGAGGTGATCGTTAATGAAAAAATGGACGGTGCATTTTTTGGTGCGCAAAGAAACTGTGGAAACAGCGAAGAACCCTTTGACTTTTTTAAGCGTAATACTAAGTTGACTGGAGTTGACCGTGTCCTAAGTTCATATTATAATCCGGCGCTAAAGCATTTTGATTCAATTTCGACAGAGACGATTGAAAAATTACCATGCAATTATCACTTTGGCATGGAGTATTTTAGCTCGCCAACTGCTCAGTCAATTCAATATGATAGACTTCCAAAGAATCACCTTATTTTGAGTTATATCCATAAGTTAGACCAAAGCGGAGAGCCTTCAGAAACTATTCAAGATAAAGCTGAACTCGACAAATGGGCAGATATTTTAGAAATTGAAAGGCCGCCAATTATTTTTCAGGGTAAACTTACTGACGATCAGCGAGAAAAAATTCTTGATTTTGTCTATACTCCATTAGATGAATTGGTTGGAAAATTTAAGACTGCTTCTTTTACTAAATATATTATTAATGTCCTAAACCCAGAATTGAAAACTTCATTCTTAAGAGATACGGCAGACAAAGATATTGAGGGGATTGTTTTTAGATTTTACGAACCCAGTGGTGAAGATTCAGTATTTTTAGCAAAACTCGTTGACCCAGTGTTCCAAGCAAGAGCAAAAGAAAAGGCTCAAGCCAGAGTCGAGGCGCCTAAGACAGATGATTATATTTGGATTATGACAGCCGATCTAATGAATTTTATTGAAACCTATTCGCAGGCAGATCTTAGTGCAATTAAACCCGATGGAAAAACGTTTGAAAAGAGATATATTCAAATAATTAATGCCATCTTTAAGGATTTTGTGCAAGAGTATGGAGCAAAATACCGTGGTCTTGAAATTACCACACCCGAATTTTTAAATAAACCAGAATTTGATGTTAACCGCGAACTAATTAATGACGATATTATTATTAAGTTAATTGATTCAGATAAAACCCTTAAAGAACTTTATAGAGTTTTTTTAAATACTTTTAGAAAGAAAAACATTAGAGTTAGCTCAACATTCTTTAATAAGACTATGAAAGAGACTCTAAAAAATCAAATTGCCAAAGTGCAGCTTGCCGCAGAGGACAAATTAAACGAATCATTTTTTCCGACCTTTAATCAATTTTTTGGAACTGATGAGGATGCCACTGACTTTTTTAGTCAGTTTCAAGCGGACCAAAATAAAAAAAAAGAAATTGAGGTCGTTGTTTATTTAGACAAGTTTCAACCGCTAAGCAAAGAGCACGAAAAAATTGCAGCTAATATTAAGGGCAAGTACGATGCAGCCTGTTTAATGGTAGCGTACCATCCCGGCCAACGAAGTTCGGCTTTTCCAATGACACTGGAAACGGTTAAGGGGTCAATTGATAGATTGGCAAAAACTTCTGATTATGTAGTTGGCGGATCTACCGTTGATTCAGTTGGAATCGATGAATTAATTTCTGCAGTTGGCCAGGGCTATTCAATCAAAGCCGTTGCAACAAATCCAGAATTTATACCAGATCTTGTAATTGATCTAAAGCGAATCAATAAAAGAGCACCGTATGCTAAAATCCCTTCACAATTAAAGGTGGTAGAAGTTCCAAAAATCGAATTTGAAGGCGATCTAATTAAATCAGTAAAGGATCAAGATTTTGTTCTCTATAAGAACTTAACTAGCAAACCATTGCATTCCGAATTTTATAATATGACAAAGGAGATTGAAGAATCCCTATTGACTGAGTCAATTTCGGTTGAAGAACTTGAGAAAAAGAAAACGGATCTACTTGATTTGATTATTGATGCACCCTATAATGAAAAGATCTATAAAAAGATTGAAAAACTTTTAAAGAAAACTCACAAAGATAATACTAATGATTTAACTGAGTTTTTATCAAAGACTAAAGGCTGGAAAGATCTTGCAAAAACAATTGTTGCACTTGCAGATGAACTTGATCAAGATGATGACCTAATGATATATCTTCAAACACCGACTCTTACACTGACAGATCTTACCTCAACCGCAAGCGGCAATTTGAAAACTCTCTTTAAGAGTACCGGGCTTAAGCCAGAACTATATGATTCTCTTTTCAATCTAATTGGATCAGTCGGTAATGTAAATATTGGTCGCGGTGAAATTTTAATCTCAATCTTAATTAAAGATGCAGTAAATGCAGATAATCGTACAAAGGGAGACATTAAAATTGGATCGGATTCGATTGAACTTAAATCGAGCGGCGACAATTTTAGATTAACTGGACAGAGCGGAACTGGACTGGGCGCGGACGCTGGAAACTATATTAGAAAAGGTCTTTCTGACCTATTTAAAGAGGCAGAACATCCCATTCCGGAATATTTAGATGATTCATCAAGCTTTACCCCAACGGCATCCGATAAACCCAGAAAAGAATATTTTAGTCAGGGAATCGAAGCCGCGGTTAAAGCTTCATCCAAGGCCGAGGTTGTTGATATTTTAGCCAGTGGCTTTAACTTAATTTATAAAAACTATCGGGCTGAGCTTATCCAGACTTTTAATTTAGCAATTAGCGACGAGGGGGTATTTAATAATAAAGCCTACCTAGATGGGGTGCTTAAAATTGAGTTTGACAGATATTTAGAGGACGGTAAATACTTTATGGCTGTAAATAAGCACACCGGAGACTACATTTTAATTAATGGCAAGATCACAGACGACCAACTTAAATACTTTAAAGTTGGGCAGGCCAACAATATTAGAGCCAAATCAACTTCCTCGGACTCTTTATTGGGAATAGACCTCAATATGGATTCGTTCCTACCTCAAAACCAAGAATAAGACCGGAACCGCCTAAATAAATATCATAAAAGGGCGAATTTTGTGAACTCTTCTCAGAAAAACTATAAAGATTATCTCCGCGGCAAAGCCAGACTAGAAAATGCTGTGCTGCAGCATCCAAGCGGAGAAAATCAAATTATAGCAATGTTAAAAAAGGAGACTAGCCGAAACTTTTGGATCAAGCCATTCGCTGATTGGAAAAAACACACCACTAAAAAATGATTCCAGTTGAATTACAAACAGGATTAGACGAGCCTCAAACTGAGGGTATGGACGTATCTACTTTTATGCTAAGTCTTTTACAAATTAGAGACCAGGCCCACATTTTGCACTGGCAAACCACAAATGAAGCACAACATAATGCCTTTGGCATTTTTTATGATGAGTTTCTTGCGCTAGTTGATAAAATGGCAGAAGAGGTTATTGGAAAATACGGCAGATTTAAAGTCGGCGGCTGTGGGCTTATGTTAATGGATTATGAATCGGCTATGCCGATTTTTATTCAAAATATTGAAAAAGTCTTTATCCAAGATTTTTGTGAGATATTTGAACCCGAATCTAATACTGAACTTTACAATTTGAGAGATGAATTTTTATCTCTTAAAAATAGACTCTCATATAGATTAACCCTAGACTAATGCTTAAATTTAAACACATAAATATTCTAGAAAAACTTTTACTAGAATCTGACCTGATTATTATTGGAAACGAAATTTCCGACATTATTACTTTTGCCAAAGAAAATAAGCAAAAGGAAGAGGATATTATGAAAAAGGTCGATGAGTTTTTGACTAGACTTATCGAAAACGATGTTTTAAATAAAGCAAAAACCGATCCTCAAGTTCTCCAAACTTTAATCCAAGCCTTTTTAAATACAGAATGGGTTAAAATCTTAGACAAATACATTGAGTTTGTTTCTCAAATTCTAAAATATGAAACTGAAATTTTAGATAAGATGGTTAAAAATGGAGAAGCGGTTGAACTGCAGCTAGAAAGAATCAGAGCATATAAAGGTCGTCTTGCAATTATATGGGAAGCATACAATACAATTGAAGAGAGTAACTGGACCGCTGAGGTAAATCAATTATTGGAAAAAATTAAAGTTTCCTTTACAGATCAAAAGAAAACCGAAGTTGAAATTACCAAACTACTGACGTCTGCGGCTAAGGAAAAAATGCAAGAGACTGGGCCGGAGTCCGAAAATTTTAAGAAAACTGTTGATGATTCAGTAAAGGTTGCTTTTATTATTTCTGATTTTTCAAATAAAGACGAAGACAAAAAAAGACCAGAACCAGATATTACTGATGTAGAATGGGAAGAGGTTCAAACTGAACTTGAAAAAGAAGTTGACGATTTTAGAAAATCTACTAATAAGTTTAACGATAATAGTGGAGGTCTTGCTCGTGATATTACTAAACGTGATGTAATTATTAGATCTGCTATAGAAGAATTAAGAAATTGGCAAGATTTAAATACGTTAGAATCACAGTTTGTTAAGGTTAGAATAACCATTATGACTGACGAGAAAAGAGAGTTTGACCCTGTCACCAAAAGACAAGTGTATTCCACCAAATTGGACTCTTCAGCTAAGCGTCAATACATGTCAGAAGCAATTGATGCATATTTAGAGGCAAAGGCTAGACTGGGAAAATATAAAACTGACCTTGATGTAAAAAAATATAAGGGGGTTTCATACTCTCCATCAATAAATTTGCCACTTTTTGAAAGAATTAAAATCGCAGTAACATCAAAGCAGATGTTAGATTCAAGTAGACTCAATTACCTTTTAAAAATTGGTACATATCTAGGAACATTGCTTGCACCAGATGAATTTTACGGAAGCGCGGAAGTTAAAAATTTAGCAAATCACATTGAAAGATTTAGAAAAGCAACTCTTCCAATTATAGGAAGAACCATTTCTAGAACGGCAAAGGCAGCCGGAGGAAAGGGGGCTCAGCTAAAAGCTGAAAAATGGACCAGATTTCTTTTTACCAGTGCTGAGAGCGGATTGGATGCTCCACAAAGTAAAATAAAGGGAGCGACTAAAGTTGGATCAGGTCAAGTTAAAGAGGATGCTGTCGCGCCAGGTGTTGCATTTCAAGCCCCAACTTTAGTTAGTGGTATGGGAGATCCCATTGCGCCGACCCAAACCTCGCTTGGTTCGGGTGATAATTTTCAACCAAGAGCAAAGAAAAAGTCTAATAAAGCAATTATGGACTTTAAGACATTCTATAAAAATTTAGGAAAAAAATAAAATGAGAAAAATTAAAACATTTGAAACATTTACACAGGATGATTTTGAGCCTGCAATGATTCAGCCATTTAAAAAAGAGCCACACACTCAAGAAGAAGAGCACGAAATGGGCCAAGAAAATTATATGTTTTTTGGAAATCTTCAAACTATCAAAAGAAATATTGATCAGCTACTTCAAATGGATCCAGCAAAGGTTGATCAAATTCTTTCAAACGGACACGACTGGGCAGCAGATCATGTTGCAACATCAAAGGACGATATCGAAGAGGTATTTAATTTCTTAGTTAATGATATTGAGCCCACGGAAAAAGAGTTGATTCAAGAAGATCCAATCTAATATGTCTCCAAATCTACAATACCACCTAAATGAAAATTTGTGTGTTGCCGAGTCGGTTTTTAGACCAGCCAGCGATGCACATATTTCTCTATTAACTGAGGCTAGGTATTATTTTGAAAAAGGAGTAAGCTTTGACCCAATTACAGAAGAACTTTTTATTAAAACTGAGTTAGGTTTTATTGGAGAATACGCCGGAGAATTGGTTCCTCTCGATTTTCCGATTGAGGAGATTAATGAGGCCGAATATAAAGGCAAGCAGGTTGAACTAAACTATCCAAGACGGGGCGACGGTACTAAAAAGTATCATGTTTATGTAAAAAATCCAAAAACCAATCGAGTAATGAAGATTGAGTTTGGCGATATTAAAGGAGGACTTACCGCAAAGGTGAGTAACCCTAAGGCCAGGGCAAGCTTTGCGGCAAGGCACCAGTGTCATCTTAAAAAGGATAAAACCAAGGCCGGGTACTGGGCGTGTCGTATTAATCGTTATGCCCATCTTTGGGGCGGCAAAACTTATCCTGGGTATTGGTAAATATTAATGTCAAAAAGACTAAATAATATGCATCCATACACAGATATTTCATCTGGTGATGGTTGGGTCATTAGAGAGTTTACTCAAGATATCGATCCAATTGACCTACTATGGCATCGGGACGATGAAACCCGATCTCTTGAGTTAATCGAGGGTCAGGGCTGGAAAATACAGCTGGATAATAAGTTACCGATTGAGTTAACTAAATCAAATCAAATAAATATTAAAAAGCACGATTGGCATCGCCTAATTAAAGGAGAGGGTAATCTGTTAGTAAAAATCTGCAAATCATAAAATGGCATTTCAAATAGGAGATAGGGTTAAATTAAGACTTTCCAAAGATACGCTGGATCGTCTAAACCTTGTTGGAGCGCCAATTGACGGTCAACTTGTTACAATTGGAAAAGTCTATAAATTAGACTATTCGCCGGACCAGACTCTCTATATGGTGGATCTTGATCAACCAATCGAATTTGAAGAAAACACTTTTGACGAAATATACGATCTTAGAGATGCTGATCTTGATCTTATTGATGTAAATGAACCTCTACCTGAGGGCAAGGTTTTAAGATTTGCTAATTTTATAAATGAAGCAGAAGAAACCCTAGTATGGTATTTTGGAATTGCGGATTGTCATGGCCTTGAAAGTTTTACTAGAGAAAATATTGACCACGATTATCTAAATAAGCTGGACCGGATTCATGATCTAGGGCTGGCCGATGAAACTGCACCTACAAGAAAGAGCGTTATGAAAGAATATAACGGTCAATTAAATATGATGGTGATGCGGTGCCGATTCAATGAGCAGCGCCATCCAGTTGTATATCGTGTGCTTTTACCAGAAGATACAGCAGAGCTTATTCAATCCCTTATGGATGACGGTGATTATATTAATGCACTGGGGGCAATTAAATTAGGTGCTCACGAAATTCAACTAGCAAGGGGTCAGGCCGGAAACCTAGAGCGTCGCTGGAATATGATTCCCAATCCAGACCTCGATCCAATGTACAACGGCTAATCCATTGCTGATACTCGCGGGTTTTTTATTTTCACAAATAGATAATAAAAAGGGCTAAAGATACAGCATGCCAATTGATTATCTAGTTAATAATAATGAATCATCTTCAAAGGTTAATAACACCGGAAAAGAGATTACGACGTTTGATACTCACACCGGCCGCCCAGAGACATCTGGGGCGTCAGTTTCTCTATTTAATGCTTTTTATGTATTTAAATACAGCGGCGGTACTGATCAGGTTAATCCATCTACCTACATATCAAACAATAAGGACTCACGAAATGGAGCCCAGCCTGAAACCATAAGTAATCCTACGGCAAGCGCTATTGTTGATTGGGCTAGATCTATTCCGGCAAATGCAAAGAAGGGGGATCCTGGCGTTCAAAATTCTCCATATTCTTGGTCCGATTTCTTATTTTGTAAGTGGTATGGAATCGTTCCAAACAATAGATTAATTACATTAAGAAAATACCCACTTGCATCAAGGGATGACGCTTCACTAAATGTGAAGGGAGAGGACACTAATCTGGAAGTTCAAAATATCCCTGTTGCTCAGGCTGTGACTTGGTTTGGAGGCCCCACTGGCAATGAGTTGAATAAACTATGGCAAAATACATGGTCTATTCCTTGGCTAAGAAAGGGGGTAGATCTCAAAGAGGTTGCGGGTAATGAAATAACAAATTTCTCTGAGGCTTTGCTTAGGCTTTTGCCGGACGATATGAACGCGAGCTTGAAAGCTGTAATTAAAAATATTTCCGTACAGGTCGATGCGATAACCTCAAGCACGCAACCTGAAAGAGTGCTGAATTCGGTTGGAAAAGCAGTAATTGAAGAAAAACAACAGGCATTTTTAAAAACTTTGTGGAGTGAGAATGGTGCATTTTGGAATCAAATTCAAGGTCCAGTTAATGTTAAAAACCAGTTTTTGATTAGAGATAGAGGATTAAGCAATGCTGCTCCCGATGCACAATGGGAGATTGTTTTTGAATATAGAACAGATTCGTATTTTGGAATGAACCAGCGCAGAGTAGGTTTAGATATTCTTGCAAATATGATAAACCTAACATACTCGGACGGGGATTGGTTGCAATCCCTAAACGTTTATTATAAGAAAGTCGGACTTGCAATCTCCCCAGATGAGCAAATACTGATTGAAAATGCCTTAAACGATGGTGGAATAGATGCTGGTAAATTAACGGAGGCCTTTGTTTCACTTGCCAAGACACGGGCCAAGGGGATACTTGACCAGTCAATTAACCTTGCTAAACAAGGTGCAGCGTTTACAGTGGATGCTGCCAAGACGCTCTTCAGCGGAAAGACTGATGTGATGACCACCTTAAAAAACTTAAAAGATAACTTAGAACAAGATCCCAAGTACAAAGCCTTGCTGAACGCCCTTGAAATTGAGGCGATAAAAGCACTAGCTGATAGTTTTCCGGCATTTCTTCAACAAAGAGCTGCGGTTGCGGATATTAATACTGGAAACTGGCACTTAACGGTGGGTAATCCAATGAACCCTATTTTAAGAATAGGCAATTTGATAGTTAGAGAATGTAAATTGGATTTTGGTGAAGAGCTTGGGCCCGACGATTTTCCTATTGAAATGAAGTTTACTGTTAAACTTTCACCGTCTAAACCCAGAGACGGACAAGATTTGCGTAGAACGTTTAACAACGGTCGAGCTGATTTCATTAATAATTTTGAAGGACATACATGGGACAAGGCTAATACATACGGAAAACAGAACAACGGATATCAGCAA